CCTGCAATTCGTGCCATTCTAATGCCTCACTTACGGAAGGAAACTGTTCTATAAAAATAGTCTGACAGTCCTTCGCAATTTTCATATGTTCTAGTTGTGTACCATGAGCAGATCGTAGGTTGATATAATGTATCCATGACCTACATGAACCTGTCATGTATATCTTAGTGGGTGTTGCTAATGGTAGTACAAACCTAGCACACTCTTTTGCTACACCTTCTTCTAGCATCTGTTGATACAATGCTTCAGCAGAACTGAACAGAGTTTTGATCTGCATCTCCAGTTTCTGTTTGACAAACTCATCTAGATCATCTGTGGAGTTCTGACGATTCTTATCGTCCTGTTTCCTTAGATGTGGTATAGGTATGTTACCTAAGTATGAAGTCTTAGCATACCTCTGACTAAATTCCTGGTATGTAAAAGATCTATGTCTCAATATCTGTGCTGCAATAGCACGAGTAGTCTCTATCTCTAGAGTCATGGTTGCCTGTTCAAAAACAGACCAGTGGTTGTGCTTGATACAATATTTCAGTAGTCCAGCATACTTTTCGTTCTCTTGATTAGATGGATTAGATACTCTGGCAATGTATGCCATCATCTTCTCTGCATCAGGAGTAATACTTACTAACCTTACGGTCATGGTCCTTCGTAGTGTTCATCATACTCTTCACCAACCTCAGTTGGATCTAAGTCATCATATTTATAGGACTGAGTATCACTCCATACCTCTGTCTTGAGAGCAGAGAGTAGCATCTCTAAGTCAGAGACTATGATCTTGAGTTTGTCTCTATCCATGTATCACTTCATCCATCCTTGACCTTCTTAGGTAGTCAATTCTTTCTTGATCTTCAGTGATGTCGACTCTAATAGTCTTTCTTCTTTGTGGATGTTGTTTTGCCATCTCACATCTTATAACACCAGCAGATTTCTTGAACGCTTTGAACGTCCCTGCTTCTAGTGTGTGTTCTCCTTCTTCATGTCTGATCACTAAGTAATCAATTGCTTGAAGTGCGTCTTTTAAAGTTGTGTTTGAAACTCTAGTCTTTTTTGAGTGACCTTGCATGATATTTGTGTGGTTGTACTATAAGTTAGCATAAAAAAAGGAGAAGGTCAACCCTCTCCTATAAAGTTAGCAGTTCAAACTATTACTTAGCAGTAACAGATAGATCTTTTGACTGTCTTACACCTCTGTAAGTTAGTTGGACCTTGTTTGAATGCTGTTGCTTCTTGTCGTTTGTATCATACTTGATACCACGATATGTGACTTGTGCCATGGGTTTCTCCAAAGTAGTAGGGTTTTTTAGTCCCCGTTCCTTCAGTCAACTTTTGCGTCCCCAAAACATACTGGATCAGTATGTGCTATCACAACCCTTGCTATTTCCAATTGCTCAGATTTATCAGGATTTTTACTTGCAGAATCTAATAATTCAGCAGCAGTCTCACAATCAAGTGGTGCTCCAATCACTATTAGACTAAGAAGAATTTGATACATGGGATGAACGAACCCGTTCCGAGTCGGCTTACTTGCGTCCTCCTAAGAGGATGAACGTATTGGTATGCTAACATACATTCAATATTTATGCAACCATTTTTGTATTCTCTGATACAGTTTTTCTTTTTACACCACAGTAATCCGAACACACATGAGGTTTATTATCCCATGACTTAGCAAGCCTGCACTGAAAAAATTGAGATTGAATTATAGTTTCAAGTGAATTATGTTTTAAAGATAAAGATTTCAATCCACCTTGCTCCTCGATGAGTGGTATGACACTATCATAGAATACCTGCTGCATATACTCAGCACCTACACCTTTGTTGGGGTTCTTTATGTCTCTGAATACAGCAGGAGCATCTATATTATTATGAATATAATACTCTGGGTAAAAGAATCTTAGTCTGCTTTGGTGGAAGCAGCATGCATGTACAATACCACGACTGTCTATCCTAAGTTGACCTACCTTCTTTATACCATGACCATACTTACAGTCTATCTCTGTGTCCTCTGCTGCAGGTGGCTGCTGGAACACATGGTCAGGTACTCCTTCTAACTTATGAACCACTCCCTGATACTCGTAAGTAAATGTGCCATCTCCATTACCCGTGGCATCATACAAATCATTTACTAGAGTATGTCTAAAGTCTTTGAACCCCATCAGTCTACTAAGAGTTCTACATCTCTTGACCTGATGTTGATTGTGTTTGAATACAAGCATCCTCCAGACAGCATTACCTCCTGCCTTTATAAATGCTCTAGCACTCTCTATAACTTTATTATAATCTACACCTACCCTGTACTGCTGTAGAGTATCTGACAAACCATCTATGGAAAAGATAAGAAAACTATCCCTATGTGATGATGCCATGAGAGCACCAAGTCTACCCCAGAACTCTTGGTCTCGTGTACCACCATTGGTGCTCATCTGGAAGATGATACTCTTGTTAGCGTTGAGAGTGTAAGAATATATGTCTAACAAATCCTCGTTCAAACTGGGTTCACCAAATGAACCTTGAAAGTATATTAGTTCTGTCTTTCTAAGAGTCTCAATAGGAAACCATGCCTTCCACTCAGCGAGTGAGATAGAAGAACGATTCATAGATGGGTCTGGTTTCAAGACCGCTACCTCATCATTGTATGAGGTCTTATGTCGAGCACATAAAGGACACTTGGAGTTGCAATGATCTGTTAGATCAATGAGGAACTTCACTTATCCTTCCAAATTATCTCCGGATATGCTTTTTCTACTACGTTTCTTGAGATACGATACTTACTTTGAAGTTCCTTGTCCTTTACTAGACAAATAAGTTCTGCTTCATCAGCATGAAGAGACTCTAGCATTTGAATGAGCATTGTCTCCCTCTTCATACCAGAAAGTTTATCGTTACCACCCTTGATAAAATTGTAGAGTGATTTCCACTCTTGAATCAATCTTGTGTGACCATCTGCACCAGCAGGGGTCTCATTGGGTTGATAAGGAACGTCTCCTGCAGGTAGGTTGCTTCTAATCGCTTTATCAAAGTTCCAGATTAGAATTGCTTTGATGTCATCTCTCTTGTGCTTTGCAAGTAGTTCTACTTTTTTTTCAACTGTCTTAGCACCGTGAGCAGCCCTAAGAACCTCTGATACAAGAGGATTAGGTGGTAATTTAGCCATAATTAGTTAGTCTTCATCATCAGGTAATGTCTGATCGCCATCAAATCTGAAGGCAATCAATGAATCTGCGACAGGGTTCCCATTCTCATCATACATTTCTGGATGTGTATACTGGGGTGTCACGTCATGTATATATGCACGTACAAGGTACCCGATTACAACGCTTACTCCAATGGTTAGAAGTAGTATTGCTACTCCCATTGCAATGATGATTGCAGTCATGTCTAGATCCATTTAAATCTCCCTTTCTATATGTAGTGAAATTCTCAGTCCCCATAATAGCACAGAAAAAACCGGTTTAGGTTTTCTGTTACGCTTCAATAATATAACTGACCCTCTGTTTATATTAGGTTCAGTTTTTGAAGATGGTGTAGTGTGTCCTTGCATCCGCCTATGTAATGATTGTCAATTTGAACTTGTGGAAAGGTAGCACCCTCCTCAAACTCTTCGTGGAACTGGTGTCGAGTAAAGTCTCTATCCAGTTTGTATTCAGTCACGCTTATGTTAGTAGCAGCAAAGAGTTGCTTGACTCTCTCACACCACTGACAGTTATCTCTAGACCATAGTACTGCTTTCATGTGGAAATTTTCTTTTCAAAAGATGATGGAACCGAGTTCATTCTAGTAACATTTCCTGCAACAACAAACCTATCTCTACCACATGTCATAACATCGACACCATGATTAGCATAAGATGGGAACACTATTAGATCAGACTCGTCTTGAGTCTCAGGATAAATTTTTTCATCACCAACCTGAAAGTAAAAACACTTTTGTGGTGGTACTTTGATGAAGTGAACGTACGACAACAAATTATTTGGTGTCATATAATGATTATGTATGTCTATCTTCCCCCTCATTTCTTTTTTATATAACTGTCCCCATATACTACCAAAACTATACAGTGGTGTTGGTTTCTCTTTACCACCTATGAGTCCCATCAGTTTCATTACCTTCTTTATCGTTGGGACGTAGATCTTTAGGAGATCCTTGTCAACACACTTTACATGAGTCTGGTGTGTTAGTGAAGTAAACCGTTTATCAATATTACCTGCTGATACATTATGATTAGGATTCCTATGGTAACCTGTAAAATGCTGACCCCAATCAGGATCCCCCTTCAAAAAGTAGGGATCTTGGTATCTCTTCATCAAATTTTTGATAGTATCATCCGGCAGGACAAACTTCTCAGTCCATAAAACATAATCCATAACAAAATTATATCAGACTTTCTTACTTATATCAACTGGTTGGATATGTTCCGTTGATAGTTTTATATTTTTCCATGTAGTCCATGTCAGAATAGACTGCCTTCTTAGCAATCTCTTGCTTTCTCCAGTAGTCAATCCTTTCATCAAAATCTGTACGATCTATTTTCTTTAGTAGTCTCTCTCTAAATCTCCATGTAGGATTAGATGTAGAGTTAGTCATTTCGGTAGCATCAGCAGCAGTAGAGACAAGACCGTCTTTCTCTTTAACTGTCCTAATAGTGCCATCAAAAGAAGTGCTTCTTGATATGCTCATGTACTTTTGTATTATTCCTACACCTATTTATAAATT